AGTCCGCAACACCTTCGGTCACGATCTGCGGGTTGCTGATCGAGAGCGTGGGGTTCGGGCCGCCGTAATCGACCGCAGTGTTGACCTCGTCAAAGAAGGTCTGGAAGCGCATCCGCTCCCCGCCCTTAATGATCTTGGCCGTGCCGGAAGCCTTCAGGAACTTGCCCAGAAGAGGGGACCGCTCGGTAGCTTGGTTGATCAGCTTGTCCGGCGAGTCGAAGTAAGTGTCGTCAGTGGTTGCCGCGAAGTCGGCGAAAACGTCAGTCCATCCCATTGGAGAACTCCTTGGTTAGTGGCCGTCAGCTAAGCCCGTGCTCTTGTTCCAGTCGCTTGAACATCTCGAATCCGCTGTCGAAGTCGGAGTCGGGCTGCACAGCGACCTTGCGCGCAGCAGTACGGGTCTGGCTGGCCGACCGTTTACGTGAAACAGAAGACCGCTTCTCCTTTGCAGCGTCACGAGGACTGCCAAACTCAAGGCGGGCGGCGTCGCGGAGTAGGTCATCCATCGACTGGTACTCGCCCCAGTTCAGGGAACGAGCCTTGGCCTTGACAGCCTCTTGCTGCTCAGGATCAGCAAGCTGCGGATACGCATCCGACAGCTGGCGAAAGCTCTCCTTGATCAGGAGGCCCTCAACAGCGTTAGACAGCATTTGGTTCTGCTGGCTGACACGCTGAAACATCGTCCGCATAGGGGCGATGACCGCCTCCGCATCATCGTCTCCGAAGGTGTCCTTGAGGGGTGCGGTCAGAGCGTCCCAGTCGATGTCTGCGGTCGCGTCTGCTTGCGCAGGCGCGGGGGTGTCCGCAGCTTCGACCGTGTCGTCGCCGTCCTCTTCAGATTCCGAAGCCGTCTTTGCAGATAGCTTGTTGTCCACATCTGCCTGGATCTTCGCCAGCTGAGCACCCCACGCAATGAGGTCCTCGTCTGACAGCCCATCCATTACAGACTGTGGAGTTTTGGCGCGGCGAAGGGCTCTAACAGCCGCCTCGCGCTCTTCAGACCGCGCAACAACAGGCTCGTTTGACGGAGAATCCGCCTCGTCGTCCTGTTCCCCAGCGTCGCTCGCACTCTCTCCTCTCGCGAGAGCGTCTGCAGAGTCCTTCGCCGCATATTCGTCGTCGTCGTTCAGCCCAAGGCCTCTCTGGGCCTCTAGGGCTGCAAACGCAGCGAGCCCAGCGTCTTGGCTGGCCTCGGCAGGGGCGTCGGCTTGGGGCTCAACGCTGGTTGTCTCTAGTTCGTCGGTCATTACCACTTCTTGCACGACCAGTACCGTGCAGTCATCTTGCTGGGGGGTCTGGAGTCACACCCGTGCCGCGCTCGAAAGTTCTTGCGGCGGCCGGGCTGGTCCTTTTTGATCGTCATGTTGGGGTCACCGAAGCGGATGAGCTTGACTTGGTCGCCCTGCTTTGCGAGCACAGCGAACTTCTTGCTCTTGCCAGGGGTTCGCTTCGGCTTGTTGTAGCCGCTGAACCTTTCGCCTCGGTAGTTGATCGCCATTAGCTGTCCAAACCCCAGTCTGTGGAGGCGCTGTCGCGCCCGTTGTTGCGCGCGATGAACTCCCTGGCCTCGTTGCGGTTGTTGAAGGCTGCCCAGCCCTCCTTGGTGTGGTGCTTGACGTCCGGGTGGAAGCGATGCACTTGCCGGGACACAAACCCGTTGTCTACTCGCGACGCGACCGACGAAAGGACTCGACGCAGCTTGCGCCCATCGTGGTTACGAATCGCGCCGATGTCGTCGCACTCGTCTACGTGCAGGTAGATCTCGACGATCTCGTCGTTGGCTTCGTCAATGTACTCGTACAGGGGCATCAGACACCGTTCGCCATCATGTTGCCGGGGTTGTTAGCGCTCGCCGCCATGCGGCCAGCCAGAGGGTTAGCAGCGCCCGCGCTCATGGGGGAGGGCGACGAGCCCATAGCCGACTGCTGCATTTGCATCTGCATGGCCTGCTGCTGCGCCTGCACCAAAGCCTGCTCGGTGATGAGCGTGCCCATGTCTTGCAGGTTCAACGACTCGGCGGCCTTCTGCAGCATCTTGTCGATGACGGGCGCCAGCGGCGGGGCCTGAAGGCCAACGCCTGCCATCTGCACGTACATCTGCATGAACTCAAGGACGCGACGCTGATACAGGCCCTCGTTAGCCCGGTTCATGCTGTACGCGTCGATCTCAAACTCATAGGCGTCGAACGGCGTGGCGTCTTCCGGCGGTCGATACCACACGGTCCCCGGCTCCATACCGAGGCTGCGCGCCACATCTGCGGTCACCGGATACCGGCTGCGCTGGTCCTCGCGCATGTACCACGCCACGCGCCGCAGGATCTCGCGCACACCGCGATAGAACTGTTTGCGCACGAACTCCACGCGGATGTTTGCCGCGCTGTCTGCGATGCTGACCTCAGTAGCAGTGCCGCCGCCGCCAACCTGTCCGCGCTGCACATCAGTGATGCCCGACACGCGCTCTAGACGCTGGCGCTCGGCGTTCATGTACAGCATCAACTCGCTGTGCGGCCCGCCAACCTCAACCGGGACAACGGCCTCGCGGATCGACAGGTTGCCGGTCTGCAGCGTGAAGACGCCCTGGTCCTCGAAGTTCTTGATCGCGTCAGCGACCTCCGGTTCCGAGGCGTTGATGGCTACGCCCTTCTTGGCCTTGCGAGCGCCATCGAGGAACGCGTTGGTGAAGTCGTTGAGACTTTGGACCTGATCTTCGACGGCAGCCAGAGGGGACAGCCAGTACGTCTCGTTCGGCACCGGGTACACGCCCCACACGACGTAGGGGCCCTCTTTGGGCCCGAACCACGGCTGCGGGTCACGCAGGAAGATGCCGTCGGTGGTGCCGTCTTTGTGAGACTGAGAGCCCAGCGTGTACAGCGTGCCGTTGAACCCGTCGCGCTCGCCAACCTCGTCATCGACGACCTGCTCAGGAATCCACACTTCGTAGATGCGAAGCTCGTCGCGATCCACCGTCTCTAGGTGGTCATCGTCCTGATGCGCAGAAGCCGCCGCACGGATCGCCTCTTCACGCCAGCCGAGATCCGGGTTGCGGGACGCCTCCTCAAGAAGGTCGTCGCGATCACGCGTGTAGCAGTGGCCCATGTAGCGCACCGCGTCACGGCGGGTCGCCAGCGGGTCCCAGAACACGTCGGTAGGGTCGATGGTAATGACGCGCGGGCGCATCACCACTTCGTCCTCCAGAAGCCCGTCGCGCGCCATCTCGGGCACCGGGCCGGGATACGGCTCTTGGTAGACGTAGGCCACGCCCCAGGCGTAGAAGCCGTCGGTCGCGTAGTCCGTCAGGAGGCGGTCGAACTGGGTGTCTTTGACCCAGCGGTTGAGGCTGTGGGCCAGGGCCTCGGTGTCCGGGATCTCACCCATAGACGCCATGGCCGCCTCGTCGCGAGAAGTCACCCGCACCTTCGGGTTGTCCAGCACCAGTCGCGGCAGCATCAGGCTGACGTACTCGTGGTAATGGTTCTCCAGGCACGCGCCGTGGCTGAGGTTGCTCGGGTTTTTGTATGCGCGGCCATGACTGCGCTGCACCATCTTGCGGAAATGGCGCATGTGCAGGTCGCGGTCCTCTTCGGCCGCTTTGACCTCGCTATACAGGCTGTTCTCGTCGTCCTTCAGCATGTCACTGCTCCCGGAGCCTTATAAGCCGCAGGTACTCAGGGTCGCGCGTCAGAACGTGCTCTGGGCGCCTGGGCTCGTAGATCTCCATATTAGGGGGTTTGACGTGCTTCTCAAATACTGCCCATAGCAGGTAAAGCATGGCGTCAATCCCGTGGTCGTTGACCTTGATGGGGATGTCCGCCGCCGGGCCCTCGCCCCCCACGGCCTCGTACATTTTGGACGTCCGAACCGGGGCCCACTGGTAGCCCGGAATCTCCTCGACCGTCCGGGTGGGCTTTTTCCGCAGGTTCACGTCAGCGTCGTGCTTCCGGGAGTCCTCTAGGAACCGGATTTTGCCGCTGTGCATCAGGTGGTACGCGTGCATGACCATGGCGAACTTGCGCTTACCGGCCTTGCTGCTGTGCTTGTCCGCGAAGGTCAGCAGGGGGCGCCCGTCTCGGGCCCGCAGGCGGCGGTTAGCCATGGCTATGCCAGCGGCGTTCTCCGGGTCGCTGACGACCCTCCAGAAGCCGTAGTACTCGTGGAGCCTCTCGATCTCGTCCGTCCACCACGCGTCGTCTCGCTCGGTCTGGTAGACCTCCTCGACCAGATAGGCGGTCCCGTCAGACGAGAAGCCCCAGACGCTAACCACCCCTGGGCTCTTGAAGCCCCAGTCCTGGCCTGCCGCCATCCACTCCAGGCGGATTGGCTCCTGTTCAGGCTCAAAAACGTAGAAGTAACCGTCGTTTCCACGGCTGACCTCGGCGTGGACGACGTGCTGGTTGGGGTCGAAGCAGTCGAAAACCTGCCCCTCAGCGGCTGCCCAGCGGCCCTCATAGAGCCTCTGGAAGCGCACCCCGCTCATTCCGTACAGCAGGTTGTCCCGGAACTCGGCCCCAGCAGGGGTCCACTCCTCAGCATCGGCGTCGTAGTACGCCGGATTGTCCCGGAAAGTGGCCCTGCGCCTCACGAAGCCCGGAGGGGGGTCCTCGATGAACTTCTGGTAGAGCCAGTGGTAGGGCGAATCCGGGTTGGTTTCGACCACCATGACGTGGAATGGGGCCCCTTTGGGCCAGCGCAGGGAGCGGAAAAAGCGCTCGAAGCTGTCCTCGCTGGCCTCTGAGCCCTCCACCATCAGCACACCGTTCCATTCCGTGGAATAGAGCTTCTGGGGCTCGTCCAGGCCGCTCAAAACGATGGTGGAGCCCCCAATCGTGTACTCCTGACGGTGCTGTTTGCTGCCTCGCCCTGGGCTGAGCCCGTATGCAGGCAGAACTTGCTCCTCAAAAGAGGTCTGCCAGGAGTTCCTGAGGCTCTTGAGCGTCTGGCGGCACACAAGAAAGCGGGACCCAGGGTAGTCCAGGCACCACCGCACCAATGTGGCCCCCGTTCCAATCGACTTCCCGGTGCCCGCAGAACTGTCGATCATGATCGCGCGCACCCGATGGCCGTCCTCCTTGCGGTGGGGTAGCCAACGTAGCTCCTGCATCGGCCCCCGTAGCTCTAGGGGGATGCTCTTGACGTCTAGGAGGTCCAATCCGCGCGCTCCCAGCGCAGGATCTGCCTAGTGGGCTCTATCTGGTCCAGGGCGTCTTGCAATGCGTCGTGGCGCGCCAGCAGGGCTACGCAGTTGGGGTCTAACGGGTCGCCTGTTTCGTCGAGCGCGTCGTAGTACTCCAAAAGAGCGTCCTCCGCTAGCTCGCGGATACGCCTCCGGGCCGCTTCAACGTCAATCTTCCTGTTGACCACTAGGCAAAGGCTCCTGCAGACGATCCGCCACGTCGTCCAGACCAGCCTGCCGCAGCGCGGCAACGCAGGCCATTAGCACGTCCGCAGGGTTACGCGTCGCCTGCGCCGTCGCAAGCTGCTGCTCCTTGTCGAACGCGTCCGGGTTGTCCCCGTCGTGCCACTGCATTAGCTGCAGGGCCATCTTGCTGTCTATCTGACCGTCCCGAATGAGCGTTCTGAGGATCTCCTCCATCAGATTAGGATCGCCCATAAAGATCCGGCGCAGGTAGGTACGGAAGGACACGTGACCAGGGGGTCTTCCGCGTGGGTTCCCGCTATAGCCCGGAGCGAAGCGGCCGGATGACTCCCGCCCGTGGGGGTGGGGGTGGCGGTTGCCGTCGGCGTCGGTCACCCAGCGGTCATCCATGATAGCCGCCGCCCCGTTCGGCACCTGTTAGCGTGTCGCATAATGTCCCTTCTGTTGCGCTGCAACGCGGGGGCTCTCCCCGGCCCTCTCGCGGACGGTAGCGGCCGGACGGCCACGAGTCCAGGCTCGACCCTTCCCGGCCCCCAGGCGCGCGCTCAGCCGCTCTCCGCCGATCCTGCGCCTGCGTGCAGCCCACCTGATAAGCAGGCTCTATTGCTTGTGCTGTCTGGCGCCCCAATTGTGTCCAACATATTTCCTGAAATTCCCGGTTCGCTCCCGTTCGGATCGCCGCTCGGTGTTGTGCGGGTCGAGGTCTGCTTCGCCCGCCGCTCTTTCTCTCCCTGCTTCCCTCCCTGATCGTGCTGCGCCCCCTGCGCCGCTCGTGACCCGGTGGGCCCGCAGCCCTGGCGCCTTGCGCCGGGCGCGCCCCTGGTCGCTTGCCGCCTTGCCATGGCTGACACCGTGACGGTCGAGGACGGCCCCCGCTGCGATAGCGCGGGCCGGACACGCTGGGCGCTGAGCGCCCCGCTCTCTGACAACCAAGTGCCCGCCAGCCCCTCCGCGCGAGTCCGTGACGCTGGCCCCTCGAAGGAACCCTCGGCCAGTGGCTTGGGGAAGTGGCGGCCCGAAGGAACGACCAAGAGCCCAGGCCGGAACGAGTAGCGACCGATACCTGACGGCGAGCGCCGCCCACTACGGGCAGGCTGGCACGGCCAGCCGCGCTGCAGCCGCGAGCCTGGGACACCGGGAACCGCCCCGGCAGCCCGCGAGACTGAGCGTGACAGGCTCAGGCAAGCGAGCAGCGGATCCGATGCTGCCTGCCTTCACAGCAGGCAAGCGAGCACGGCAGGTCGAGCAGGTTCACCCCTGGCTCGGCCTGCTGGCTCACCTCACCCAACCCATCATCCACCCCCTGAGCCTGACACACCGATTCTGCCCAGGGGGCAGTCTGTCCCGACCTAACCACAAGCCTAGGAGCACTCCCATGTCCGACCCCCGCGAAGACCTCTTCGAGGCCTACCACTCCGCCGTCAACTCAGTGGGCGCCGCCGCTGTCCCCCTCTACCTGCTGGCGCTCGCAGACTGCGAGGACGCCGTGCTCGAAAGGCTGGAGGCCTGGGACTACACGCGGCTGAAGCTTGCCTCAGCGGGCCTGGAGGACGATCTCCTCCACGAGGTCCTCTGCGAGGTCGTGGACGAGTCCCCCTGGACCTCCGAGGCCCACCGGGCCCAGGCCGTCTACGACG